CCCTAGTCCCAACTACATTTGAACCATTTATCACTACGGCAGTTGCTTCTGAACTCTGATTTGATAGTTGTGATAATTTTAATACATCACCCTCTACAACTACTGCTTCTGAACCAAATGTTCCTATTTTTACAGTATCATCTGAGAATACTTCAAATGATGGTACACCTGATATATCTGCTACTGAGAATAGTGAACCTGATAACTGGTCTGTTATCTGAAATAATGTTCCTTGCGAACCTTCTATTGTAAATACGGTTGAACCCGATTTAAATACATTTAATGAACCCGATAAGTGTGTATTATTATCTACACTTAGAGTATTTAGGGATGCATCACTCCCCGATGTAATTACTTTTTTCCAATTTGGCATATCCTAATCCTTTATTGTGGTTGGTTACTAAAAAGCCCACTTCCCTTTCGGGCCAACAACAAGCTAATTTAATATAAATATAGGATAATATATTTTAAAATAAAAAACCCCAACATTTCTGTTGGGGTTTCTTTTACATTTCCATAATTTGCTTTTGGATTTTAACTGCCGTTTCATAAACCAACTGAACATCTTTACCTTCAAAAGTTGAGTTGGCTATTGTTGATAAGAGGAACTCTAACTCCTGCTTTGAAAAGTCAACTACATTCTTTGGTTTTTTAACTTCAGTTTTATCCTTTGTAATTAGTGCCATATATAACCTTTTTAACCATTTCATATATTAGTAATTATTATCCGTAAATAAATATTTCACCACCACTTATTTGGATAGAACCAGCTTCAGCAATAGCAACGTGAGATGAGCCATCTACATCAAATACTCTAGGAATAAATGCTGTTTCAGCTGCATCGGTAGCATCCCATGCTACAGCGTTTCTACTCCAAGCAGGTCTATCCGCATCTAAATCGTAGAAGAATGCTTCACCTGAACCTTGTGCTCCAGTTGTACCACCAAATATAATACCTTGAGTTTGTGCATCAGATGAACCTGAGTTCAATAAGATAAATTGGTCCTCAATGTTTAAGTTTGTAGTTTGTAATGAAGTTAATTCACCTTGTACAGTTAAATCACCAGTTGCAGTGATATTTCTAAATTGTACATCATCTGATGTACCAACTGCTTGTCCGATTGAAAGAGTATCTCCAGTAAGAGTTACACCAGTACCAACAGCCAAGTTAGTATCATCTGAGATATCAATTTGATTTCTTGTAATAGTCTGACCACTAATTGTAATATAGTCTCTACTACCAGCTAAAGTTACATTAGTTGAGTTATCAGTACCAGCCGCATCTACACCAATTGTACTTCTAATAGCTGATGCGCTAGAACCTGTAACAATAGATTTACCGATAGCGGTTGCAGTTAAACCTGCTAATGTACTATTATCTGTTCCAGCTTCATCTACTCCTAAGTTTGTTTGTATTGTAGTTTTATCACCAGAAGAAATTCCAGTTGCTGCTACTAATCCACTTGTTACATTTGCTTCATCAGTTACATCAGCACCAGTTTCGATACCATTTAATTTAGTTTTATCGGTTGCAGTCATAACACCAGCTGCTGAAGTAGTAGCTGCTGCGATTGAATCGTTAGTACCAGTAGAAGATTGAATCTCAACTGTATTAGCACCTTCTGATACAGTAATATTAGTATCAACGTTTACTTCTGCACCAGTTGCAATACCACCTAATTTAGTTCTTTCAGCTGAAGTAATGATTGCTCCAGAACCTGCGTCTGATACATCACTATGAGCAGTAACACTTGATGCTGCGATTCGTGCATCTGCCAAATCATTGATGTCTGATTCGATTTGAGCCGAACCTGAAACTGCACCTGAACCTGCGAAGATAGTTTGCTGAGAAATTGAACCACCTAATGCAGTTGAATTTCCAGCGATTGTGATTCCTGCGTTTGCTAATTGACTGTTTGTGATTTGACCAGAAGTAACTCCAGAAATAATATCATCTGCTGCGATTGAACCACCTAATGAAGTTGAAGTTCCAGCGATTGTGATTGCTGAGTTTGATAATTTTGCATTTGCAATTGAACCCGCTAACATATCGTTAGTTACCGATGTATTAGCGATTGTTAATGCACCACCTGCTGCGATAGTAGCATCACCACTTACGTTACCAAATACTGCATCTTCTAAATTACTAAAAGTTACACTCTTTTCAGTACCATTATCTGAAAATAAGAACTTATCCGTTTGTGCTATTGTTGTTCCTGCGGTAAAGTTATCAATATCGATACTTCCTGCTGCTACGCCCGTAAGGGCTGAACCGTCCCCGCTAAATGATGCGGCGGTTACCGTTCCATCTACTGTTATTGCACCGAATTCAGGTGATGAACCCGAGACAATTACTTTTTTCCATTCTGCCATTTTTGTTTCCTCTTTTTAAGCTTTATGTTTGTGTTAAATAAATATTTGTTTTTTTACTTTGTTATAAATATATAAAAAATCCACTTCCACTAACCGCCATCGCACCTTTTTCGCCCGTTGGTAGTGTTAGTGATTCTTTTATTACGAATGTTCCTTCTGAATTTACTTTTACTTTATCATTTCCATTGATTTTTACCAAAAACATATCAGTTGATGGTGTATTGTTTTCAATCAAAGAAAGAGATGATGTTAATGCCCCAGTTAATTCAACAGAACCTGTGATTTGAGCATTGGTGGTAACGATTGATTCAATAGAATCAACTCCATTATCTTTTTTAAAGAATAACTTACCATCATAAGTATTTACAGCTAATTCACCTAATGTTAAATCACTAACATTGGGTACATTAGCAGATACCGAGCTCCTTTTTAATTTTATTCTGTTTTCGGCCACGCCTATCCCCTATTTTAGAATGTGCCGCCATCAATTTCACTAAATGATATAGAACCTGATACAAATAAAGACCCGGTCATTTGATGAGTATCATTGATATCATCACCAAATATAGTAGAACCACTACTAAATGATTGAGTCATATGTGTTACAGATGAACTTACAATATAAGTTTCAGCGGTTAAAGTTGCAACTGATACACTCTGTCCCTCTAACCCAGATATTACCTGAGCTGATGAACTGATTACATTTTCAGTATTTAATTTTGTTTTAACATCAGAATCACTATAATGTGATAAATCTGATATATCCGATTCTGTAATATTTAAAAAAGTTTTAACATTTGCAGCCGAACCTGATAATACATTTTCAGTATTTAATTTTGTTTTAACATCAGAATCATCATAATGGTCTAAATCACTAATTTGTGATTCAGTTATGGTAATTTGTGCTGATGAACTTACCAGTCCACTTGGTACATTAGTTAATTCAGTAAAATCTGATGTACCACCCCCACCAATTGAACCATCATCAATTTGAGAACGAAGTGTTCTACCAACATATTGGTAAGTTGTAATGTATACAAATTGATTCGATGCTGGTTGTGAACCATCGTTCCAAGTCAAAACACCAGTCTTATAATCAAATGTATATGTTGATGTTAATGCCGGTGATGATGTAATACTTCCAGCAGAAGATGCGGTATCTTTGTAAACAACTACTTTATAACCAGGAGTTGATGCCTCAGTAGTGTTAGGGCTATCAGATGCAATAATATATTTTGGTGATACAAAATTAGTTTGTTGGTCTGATTCGATAAGTTGGTCGGATGTTACTGTATCTGAAACAGATGCTGGGTCTGAAGTTGTGAAATAATAAACTTCTCTTTGACCATCTGCTGCTTGTTTTAGTTTTTTTCTATAATGGTACTTTAAAACAGAAACATCACTAGCAATTGATGGATTTACAACACTACCTGATACGATACCACCATCTTGTGATGAACCACTATATGGAAGTTGACTTGAACCAGTTGGAATTAAACCATCATCGGTAAAAATTTCACCTGCACCCAAATCGAATACATCAGTAAATGCTTCCTGTCCTAATGTAAGATTATCGGTAGTAAAACGTCTACCTTGTAATAATCTTTCCGACCTGTTATTTGAATTATATGCCATTTTTGTTCCTCTTTATATATTACGATACTGAAACCGTTATTCTTTCTAATGTATATGATGGTGTACCTGTATATCTAATTAAAACCCATACTTTATCATGTGTTGCGTTAATAGTCTGTCCAGCAGCGTTAGCCAAACCTAATGTTAACGTTCCAGATGAGTTAGTTAATGAATCAAAATCACTCTTTACATCAATCGTATCACTAAATGGGTTGGTTGAACCATTTGCTGATTGAGAGTTTAATGAACCACCATATGATGTAGTACCTTTAACTGCATCAAACACAGTTGATGCGGTTGAACCAAATATAACACCTACTGCAATTTTACCTGTGGTTGTATCATCAAATGTTGTTAAATCTGCTGATGTATTTGGATTTAAATCAATTGTTAGTGTACCTTTGTTGTTAGAAGCCGCAGTATCAAATTCTCTTAAATACCATTTGTAATGTGCTGCGTTATATCCACCCGTTGGATACCAATATCCATTTGCAGATTCTGGATTAACCAAATAACCTGGTTTAACCTGTAAATCACCACCATCACCTAATGTTACTCTAGCACTTTCATCCCACACAGTATCTAATGTAGTTGAATCACTAATTGTTCTTCTATAACTTTCTGAAGTAAAGTATTCTATTAAAGTAGTAGTTGTACTACCACCACCATGATACCCCATTGAACCACTCGCAGCAGGTTGTCCAAATGTACCAGCCGAATGTAGGTTTACTGTTTTAGTATCTAATGTTGATTGTGTTGCTGCTCTATCTCTAGCGGTTGTTGTTAATGTGTATGATGTATCACTAAACCCACTCTCATTGAATGTGTTACCAGTACCACTTATTGTATAAGTTGCATCAATTTCTACCAAATCAGTTCTGTGTGGTACACCACTATTTCTTGCGGTTGTTCCTGCAGCATCGGTTACCATACCAGTGGTTTGGATTGTACCACCATTTGTTGATAGAGTATCTTTACCTGATGTATTAGAAATTGTATATCCACTCGTACTTCCAATCGATACATCTACTAAAGTAGTTGATGATGCGTACATTGGTTCAAACACACCACTTGCGGTTGCTACTAAATTCCAAGTACCACCATTAATAAATGGTGCTCCAGACATAGAACCTGATGTAAGTGTTAATGCTGTTACAACTTCTCCACTACTTGCTAATGAGTTATCACCAATATTAGAATTAATAGTTGATACAGGTGCCCAAAATATAGTTTCACTCGCAGTTTTATCAGTATAATCTGATTGTGAACCTGTTGCTATACCAATTGTTGTTGAAATTGTATAATTTCCAGATGCCGATACTGAAGTAGAAGATGGTGTAACCCAATTTACTACATTTTTATTAAATACTGATGCGAATTTACCATCTTGGAAAGCTGCAGGTATAACTGCAGGATTTACAGTTTGTATCTTACCCAAAGTAATACCATTTGATGTAGTATCTAATGTAGAATTACTTATGATTTGAGATGATGCTGATGTTTCAGTTGTAGTATCGGATGAATTATCTGAGAATGTAAATGAATGTGAACCACTTACTCTAAATTCAGCACCTGCTCCACTACTTAAAGCTCCTAATCCAAATAATTGTGAATCAACAGAAGATTGTTGTGATGTTGAACCACCAGCTACTGAAGTATAGGATATTGAATACCCAGTGTTTGTGTAAATTGTTTTTCCTGGAAATAATGTTCCACCAACACTAGCCCATCCCTTATCAATTAAGTATGTTAAATCATTTATATCATTATCGTTTGGTATATAACCCGAAGGTGCAGCCGAAGTTGAAGTGTTTGTTTTATTTTCACTTATTGAGTTATATGTTTTTGTATTTGGTGTTGGATTTGCTGCTGAAGATGATAGTAATCCTGCTACAAATCTTAAAATTTCAGATACATCTGTATCTTTTGTAAAGTTATTAAAGTAAGAACCATCTAAGTTGGTTTGCCAATCGTTTGATGTAGGAACACCTGCATTAATATTGTATGCGTTTATAGATTCAGATACTTCTAATGCGTATTTACCACCAGAACCACTTATTTGTAAGTTTTTACCATCTGATTGGTATATTGTACCTGATACTAATTCGAAAATTCCACCACCACTACCAGCACCAAATCCACTTGCTGCAGCTGATGCTGATACATGAGAATCGAAACTATCAATGGATGATGTTGTTATATTAATTTGGGTGTGGCCAGATGTACCATCTGCGTTAGCACCTAATATATAAAGTGTTTTGTTTGTTGTATCATAATATGGTAGCCCATCTAAGGTTGTTCCATATTGTGCTGGTGTAATTGAAGGTACACCACTACCTACATACATTTTTCCAACAGGAACATAATCATTAGCGGCGGTTGTACCACCTGGTTTACCTATGTAAACTACTGGTCCTGTTACCTTTGAATCTACCGAACCACTACCAATTACGATTTCTGCTTCACCAAAAGATGTGATATTTCTAACCGAAGATATCGAACCTCTTCTATGTTTTATTGTTTGAGCCATACTTTTATCCTATTACTTAACTAAGATTACATTCATAAATATCAAAACAATTAGAAAAAACCACCACAATCTATTGTATCTTGTGTATTTCCTATTTGAATTGAAGCTGATGCGATATATCCTTCTATTTGTTGTTCTAAAATTTTTATCCTACCATTAACTACAATTGCTGATTCATTATCAGATGCAGATGTTTGTGTAAATATTGATTTTCCATTCACAGTCAAATCACCTAATACATCAAAACTACCCGTTAGTTGTAAATTATTAGATGTCATTAAGTGAGTATACGCTTCTGGGTCTTGTGAACCAGTTGTCCATATTGATGAACCACCCCCACCACCTGCTGATGGTAGAATTACACTATTACCATCTGATATTGTTAAGGTTTGTCCTGAAATTGATAAAGTTTGATTATCATTATCAGTAGTTGAATATCCTAATGCTGTAATTTGTGCTGATGATGATATAATACCAGATGGAACGTTTATTAATTCATCATAATCTGATGTTCCACCACCTTGTCCAAAACCACTACGTGCTGCTGATTCAGAAATAAATGTATCTGAGATGAATGATGCGGTTGCAACACTCATAGATGATGTTACTGAATTTAAAACAACAGATGATGTAAAATTATTTAAAGAACTTACATCAGTATGTGTTAAATCTGAAATCTGAGATTCGGTAATTGTAATCTGAGATGAACCACTTAATACTCCTTCAGCATTCAATTTTGTTTTAACATCAGAATCTGTGTAGTGGGTTAAATCACTAATTTGAGATTCACTTATAGTAATCTGAGATGAGCCACTTAATACTCCTTCAGAGTTTAACTTAGTCTTTACATCTGAATCTGTGTAATGGGTTAAATCTGAAATCTGAGATTCACTTATGGTGATTTGATTAGATGAACTTACAGTACCTGAAGGTAAATGTGCTATTACTTGAGCCGATGAACTTACAACCGAATCATCTCTCATTACACTTCTAACATCTGCAGATGTAAAATGTGTTAAATCACTAATTTGTGATTCAGTTATGGTGATTTGAGCTGATGATGATATCAATCCGTTTGGTACATTTGATATTGAATTAAAATCTACCTGAGATGAACCACTAATTAAGTTATCACCTTCTTCGTTTCCATATCTTAAATCAAATTCAGTTGTTAACTGAGCAGATGAACTAATTACACTTTCAGCATTTAACCTATCCTTTACGTTATCGGCAAAGTTATCTCTAAAAGCATTATTTGCTGATATAGAATTTCTTTGAAATGGTGTAATTGTAGTAGGTAAGTTACTCAGATTGTAGTAATCTATGTTTGTTAACCCATTACCACTACCTTCAAACGACCCACTAAATGAACCTGTGTAATCTGCCACTATTTATCCTCTATATGTGTTTTGTTTTATATAAATATAACTAATCTTAGTAATCAGTTAGTAATGTTAGAATTTCATCTAAAGATTCATGTCTATGATTATCTTTTAATACGATATCATATACATATTTTGAACCTTTTAACTTAGGAACTTCGTGTACTGCTGAATCATTGTTGAATTTTAAATCTATTTGTTGTTTATCACCACAAAGAATCATTGTAGAACCTTTTCCTACTCTACCTAACACCATTAATAGTTGTTGTTTGGTTAAGTTTTGGAACTCATCTACTATAATTATGGAGTTATCAAAAGTTCTCCCTCTAAAATGTGATAAACTTACTAATTCTATACTCTCATCCTTCTCCATTTTCTCTAAAATTGCGGGTTTATTGTAAACTTTTCTCATATTTGAACGAATTGGCACTAACCAGGGCTCCATTTTTTCTTCTAATGAACCTGGTAAGAATCCATTATCCTCATTTGACACAGTTGGTCTTGTTATAACAATTTGGTTAACTTGTCTTTTAAAAAATGAATCCAACGCAATCTGAACTGCCAGTAATGTTTTACCACTACCTGCCTTTCCTACGATAAAATTGAATGGATGTTGGAGGATTTGTGCTTTTGCTAACTTTTGTTCTTCAGATAATGATATTGAAAACTTTACATTACCTTTTGGTGGGGTTTTGGATATATTTTCCGCCATATTTAAACTTCCTTAATTATTTTGTAGAACCTTTGATATAAATATCCAATAATAGAAGATTACCTTAGATTATGACGTAAAAAAGGGGATACCTAAGTACCCCCTCTTTAATTTAGTTATTCAATAATTAATTACTGAATTTTGTGTAAACCATCAACGTATACTTTACCGTAGAATTCACCTCTTAGCATTTTCTTCGCGTAGCGAGTCATAACACCTTTTCTAGGAGTGAAGTTCTTAGGGTCATATACTAAAGGAGTCATAATCAATGGAATGTATGGAGAGTAAACTGCTCCAGTTTCAAGGAATTGAGTTCCTCTGTAACCCATTAAGATTACGTTCTCTTTCATATAAGGATTCTTGTACACTTGGAATCTGCTATTCAATGCACCAATCTTAGTTACACCAAATGCGAACTGAGCATCACCGTTATCGGCAGTTGAAGCATATCCAGGGATAGATTCGATGATAGTTGCAACATCAGGAGATACTACTAAGAAGTTAGCACCACCACGTAATGTTTTTTGGTGAATTTTGTTAGATACACCAGCAATCACAGTTCCTAAAGTCTGGAACCATGCACCTTGTGTAAATGCAGAAGCCTGAGCACCTGTTGTAGAGTAATCAGCGAATGCTGAACCATTCCACTCACGTCCAACTTGAGTTGACCAGTAACCAGTACTCTTAGCATCTTGAATCAACATATCTAAGATTTCAAAATCAATCTCTTGTGAGATGTACTCAGATAACATTGAAGTCAATTCAGCTTCAGCATCGATTGAATGGTATGCGTTCAAATCTTGTGCGAATTCTGGAGTCCATTGTGCTTTCAACTTACGAGTCTTAGCAACGATTGGTAGGGACTTCATCTCTACGTTCAATTCAGGGATATCGATATCTACTTCTGGATTATCACTTAATGAAGTTCCAGTTGCTTCGAAATCACCTCTTGAAGTATCAGTTGGTTGTTTGTGATACTTAACTCTCACATCACCGAAATCAGTATCTTGTGCTACGAATACGATGTTACCACCACTTAGAGTAGTGAATTGTGGGAATTGGTCATCAACACCAGTCAATCTGAATGCTCTGATACCTTTATCATCAAATCCTGCGATAGATGCAGTTTGAATAGTTACAGTTGATACTTCACCACTAGCAATTTCACTTGCGTAAGATGATGAGAACTGAGTATCATAGTTGTAAGTTGCTGCAGATACAGAACCAGTTGCGTAATCATTTGTACCAGCTGCTGCTTCTAATTCTTGAATAGCAGATACTTGGTCGTTTACTGAGTATCCGAATCTACCAGCACCATACAAACCACCTGATGGGTCTGAAGTAGTTTCAGTAATACCGAATACAGAATCAGCTTGTGAATCTTTACCAGAACCAGTTGTGAAACCAGGTTGTCCTGTTCCATATTTGAAATCTAAGTAGAATACAAGACCTGAAGGAAGGTTCATTGGTTGAACACTTACAAAGTCTTTTGCTACGATTTCACTAAAAATACGTCTTACCAAAGGTAGAGCTACACCAGCCCACTCTTCAGAGTTAGCAGAAGTACCAGTAGCTGATGCCTCTTTTACTAACTGACGTGCTTGGTTTTCTAAAAGGGTTGCAACACCAGCTTTTTCAACTTCGTTGTCGATTCCTTCAAGAAGACCAGTTTTTTCCCACTTTGATGCCAACACGCGAGTTGCTTCACTCAAACGTGCCTGGTGAGAAGCGCCTTCATTAAGAATGTTTCCTAAATTCATTTTATTTCTCCGTTTTCTTTTTTAAATTATTTTAAACCTGCAAGTTTCTTCCATCTTGCAGCCATTTCGTTACCCTCAGAAATGATTTGTTTCTTAGGGGCTGAACTTTTTGTTGCTTTAGAAGCATATCCTTCTTTAACAACTGCTTTTCTTTTCTTAGCTACATTTAAATTCTCAGCTAAAGTAGAGAATACTAATTTCACTTCACGAACTGAAGATGTTCTGTCAAAGTTTTCAAGAACTTTAACTTTCTGTCCTTCGTTAAGGTCGAATGTTCTGAATAGTTTGTTAGTGTAAAGAAGTTTAGCATTCAACAAATTAACTTCGTTGATTGTTTTTCTTAAAGATTCGATAGTAGCGTAAGCTTCTTCCAATTCTTCAGCATGATTATCTTCTTCAACTTCTTCTCCATCCATCTCTTCTTCATCCATTTCATCACCTTCCATTTCTTTCAGGGTTCTGATAACTTCATCCAAATCGATTTCTTCTTCTTCGTCCATTTCTTCTTCCTCGTCCATGTCCTCTTCTTCGTCCATTTCTTCTTCCTCGTCCATGTCCTCTTCTTCTGCCATTTCAGCTTCCAATTCAGCGATTACAGATTCTAAATCTAAATCATCTTCTTCTTCATCTTCCATTTCTTCAGAATCTTCCATTTCTTCAGAATCTTCCATGTCCTCTTCCTCGTCCATGTCCTCTTCTTCGTCCATGTCTTCGCCTTCGTAGGTTTCTTCCATGTCCTCTTCTTCGTCCATTTCTTCTTCGTTGTAGCCTTCTTCGGTTTCCTCTTCTTCTCCCATCAATTCATCATCGTTTTCGATATCAGATGAATCGTTTGCATCTGTATCAGGTTGAGCGTTATCGCCTGCACCTAAATCTGATGAATCTAATTCTTCTTCCATCTCTTCTTCATCAGCCTCTTCAGCTAACTTTGCAGAAATCATTGATTGAAGTTTTGGAGTGAACGCCTCTTCCAAAGCCAACTTAGCGTTTGCTAGAGCAGTTTCTTTAACAGCCTTAGCATCAGCAATTGCTTCTGATAACAAGTCTTTTCTTGCCATAATTGTTCTCCTTAAATTTTTCTTGCGGAAATAAGATTATTGGGAATCTTAATAGAATTTTATACAAATAATCTTAACCATCTATTAGACGAGATGGTATTTTGATTTCTAATAAATAGTGTACTATAATTGAAAACACTAAAAAAGTGTTTAATAGTTTTCTCTTTGTCTACGAACCCACTCAGCTCGTACTGCCAATTGCTTTTGCCTTCTTCTCTTAGCAGCAGGTTTTGTGTATTGTTGTCTTTCTTTCAACTCATCCAAATGACCACTATCTTTTACTTTTCTTTTCCAAAGTCTTAATGCTGGTTCAATTTGATTGTTCACCACTTTCACTGCTAATGGTGCACCTGGCACTTCCATATCTTCTCTTCTCACTTTTTTGTAACGTTTTTTGTTTTCTTCTTGCATATATTGTTTTTATAAAAAAATACACCTACCAAACCGATGATAGGTGTATATAAATATTGTTTTAAATTTAATTAAAACTTAATTATGATTTCATTAGGTGAAAATTTCTTCTTTTTCATAAAATCAATTATATCATAATATAACTTTTCTGATAAATCTTCGTTTGGTTGATTCTTAATATGGATATTGGTGTTCATACCTCTAGCCATAAAATCATTTTTACCTTCATTAACATTTGATTCTGATAGGTTATCCAACCCTTCTTTAAAATCACCTAAGAGTCTACCAAATTCTTTTTGTTTATCTTTTGGTAACATTTTGATTTTTTTAAGGTTCTTTTTAATGAACTGAGAAAAATCAACATTTATCTCTTGCATTCTATCCATATCGCTCATAATCGTATCCTTATTTTTTCATCGTTTTGGCTTTTGCTTCCAACTCTTTGTACTCTTTAGATTTCTTATCAGCGTATCTGTGTAATCCCCAATTGAATGCTGCTTTGAATAACATATGGAATGGTAAATCACCATACTTCTTACCATAAGGTGATAATCTCTGCCAATCTAAAAATGATTGTGCCATTTCTTTTGACATCTTAATACCTTCTACTCTACTGGTTTCACCTTTTACTACTGATTGTAAGAGTTTCTTAGCAGATGCTCTTCCTTCATTCATAATCTCTGAGAAAGATACTTTCATCTTAATTAATTTAGATGATGGTAGTTCACCGATTCCGAATGATTCATTCAACAATGATTTTAATTTTGTTGATTTGTTTTCATTCATTGATTCAATCATTTTCTTAGCTTCATCTTCGATTTGTTTTTTAATCTTAGATGGAAGTTTCTTATCGTAGAATTTGATTTTACCTTTGTTATCAACGTGAGCGATGTTTTTGTAATCACCTGCTTCTTCTTCGGCTTTGTTGTAAATGGTTAATCCATTTCCTTTACGAGCCATTCCTAAATCGTAAGTTACTTCAGCAACCATACCTTCCATCAAACCAATTGCGGTAGTACCAACAACTCTTTCAGCACCATCTGCATATTTGTTGTTTAGGATTGCAATCTTTGCTGGTTTATCAATTATGTACATTGGTATCATATTAGTACCGAATGAGTATTTAATACCCGCCTTCTTTAACCCACTACCAATATCCATAAATGATTTAGCATCTTTTACGATATCGGCAAGTTTATCTAACATAGCATCGTGCTTACCTTCGTTTACTGATTCTTTAACACCTTCTAATAATTTTAATTCTTTATCAGAGTAAACATCTGCATAATACCATTTTTTATCTTTTTCATTGTAAAGGTAAACATAATCAGCACCAGCTTTGTTACCTGCATCTTTGATGTATGTTTCAATACCATCCAAATATCCTTTTAGATGTTTCCCACCCTTTTCACCTCTATCTCTACCATAGAAAATAGTTTGGTCTTTTGCAGGATTAGCGAATGAATGGTCTTTACCACCATCCATTTTTTTATCTAATACGGAAATGCCAACACCACCATCTATTTTTAAAAGTTGGTTTACTTTACCACCTGAGTAGTATTTCTTTGCAGTTGCACCTACACCATCTGGATATCCATCGTAGTGAACATATGTTGAAAGAATATTTCCATTTTTGGTTATTACACCAATTTGAGAACGAGTTGCCTCATTTATCAAATTCTCTGAAATTAGTTTTTTTAGTTTAATCATTATTTCACCTTACCTTTTTGAATATCTCTTTCCAATTCTTCAGCAGCTCTTTGAACATCTACTACTGATTGGTTGATTGGGACATTACGATATTTAGCTATTTTTCTAACTGCCAACATTACAATTCTTTTTTCTTCAGATGATGCACCTTCGTTTACTGATGGTTTCTTAATCATATCAGTTAACTTCATTGATTCTTTGGTGAATTCTTTTGCGTTCTCCTTATCATCCTTATCCACATCTTTTACTGGATATTTCTTACCATCTACTTCAAATGAATCATCACCATTTGCGATTGCTTTAGCTCTTGCTGCTCCGAATTCATTTCCCTCTTCCATTTCTTCAGCTTCGTTGATTTCGTAATACTTACCAAGAACTTCACCAATTTCATCATATGATGATTCCAATCTTTGTTGTAGTGTTGATACTTCTTTAAGAGTTTTTTCAAATACTTTGAATGATTCGTTCATTCTCTTCATATGTCTACCAACAGTAACACCATCAAACCAATCACCAGTTTCTGAAAGGGTTACTTTGTTTGCAACCTCAACCAAACCTCTAATTGATTCATACACTTTGGTCAATCCTTCTTTTCTGTAAACGGATTCACCATATGCTTTATATCCCTTTACCGCTTCTAAGAATGCCTGTTTTTGTTCAGTTGTTAATTCTTCAGCTCGTGGTCTTTCTTCTTCTTCTTCCTTTACAAATGATTTTGCGTAAGGATTAGAATATACTTTTCCAATTTCTACTGATTCTTTTAATAAATCTTTTAGTTTTTTCATTTGAATACCTTCTTATATAGAACAAACACCATCAATCTCGCAGATGATATCTCTTACCAATGTATTAATCTTTTTATATGATTTTGTAGTACCTCTACTAACTGATTCGTTTACAGGTCTCATAAATGCACCATGTGTTGATGGATTAGAAACAAAATCCCAACAAATCAAATCAAAATCATCTTCTACTGTTACTGTCTTACCATTATTAGATTCTTTTACCGAACCCATACCTCTTGATGAGATACCAACCGTACATCCGGCTTCTAATAATTCTTTAAGTATGTTTCCTGCTGGTGTTTTTAGGATTTCCACTTTACCCATTACATCATCACCATCCCACCATACGTTTCTTACAATGTGAGATGTGTTCTTTAATTCAACAACTGATGATTCTGGATGGTCTAACTCACCAAACGCTCTATTTTCTTTTACTTCTCTACCCATATATTTTTTTACTTCTCGTCTGAGAATTTCAGTAGGATAGATTCTACCATTTTGGTTTTCAGCCTCAGCACGTTGAAGTACACCCTCAACAATCAACCTACCATTGTTCTCTTTCAATGATTCGTTGATTTGAGTTTTACTCATTTTAAATGGTATAGTATCAATTAATAATTTACTCATTACTTATCCCACACTTTACGTTTCTTATATAGGTCAAACATAATTTGTGCAACCTCATATCTAATAAGTAGACGAATATCTTCCAAATCCTTATTTGAAAGTTCCTCTTTTAGCACCTTTTTATTATGTTTCTTACTTACACTCATGCACTTAACTCTTTAAGTTGTCTTGCAACCTTTAACATTCTTTCAGAAATTTTTCCAAATCGTTTTTGTGTAGATTCCCAATACTGTCCAGCGTGTACACCTGCTTCGGTTTTTAGTTTTGCGTTTTGATTAACAATTCTCTCTAACTTAAACATCATACTATTGATTTCTTTGATTGAATCATTTATTTTCTGATGTTGTTTTCTTGAATCATCTTTCTTAAACTCTTTATATGAGATTTCGTTTATCTTATTCTCTAATTTACGTTCTAATGCTTCTAATTTCTTAGTATTCACTTTTTTCTCCTTAGATTTCTTATACCCTAATACCTCAATGTGGTCATCATCCAAATCATCCTCATCTTTACTCTTAGCAAAAGCATGTGGAGTTTTGATTGGGCCCTCGCCACCATCTAAGTTAGCAGTTACATTTGCTTCTTCTAACTCATCAAACTTATCTTCTATTTCTTTTAAGAAACTTTTCATTTAAACACCCTCTTTAGCTCATCATACAACTCATAGTATCTGAGTAATGATAATACTTGTGATTCGGTTATAACTTTTGATGATTTTAACTTAGATGCTAAGGTAATTACCTCATTTATCTTAATCTTAGTTACTTTATCAGTAATTTTGATAGATTTAAGTGATTTTTGAAGTTCATTTGTCTCTCTAACAACAAAATTCTTTAATTTTTCAGAATTATCAACCGATTCGATGTATTCTTTAAGAATATTACGTTGTTTGTTGGATAAGTTTGTATATTTGCTATTAAAATTTTCTACCAACATCTTCCAAGCCAATAATCTTACCTCTTTAGGTTGTTTTGAGTAATCTTCATTGATAGTTGTAACAATTTTATCGGAATTTTGTGATTTTCCTGTCAAATGTTCCATCAATGTTGATTTACACTCAACATATTGTTTTGGGTTATCTGAATTTTTGTATTCAAACAATTTATAGATAGATGCGTTCTCCTTATAGTTAGAAACTCTATACTTAAAGAAATCTTCTAATACAAAATTCTTCTTAATATCTTTAATTAAGTTGTATTTTTGTTTGTTTAGAGTAGTTTCGGTAAGTTTTGACCTTTCTTTTAGGATAATATTTAAAAATTCACCTGCTTTGTATTCTGAACTAAACGATTCTTTAATCGCAGATTGATACAACTTCAATTCTTTGGCCAATTCCGTCTTTTTACCAAAGTGTTCTTTGATAATTGCTGTTGCCTTTGAATCTTTATTGTTCAAAGTATCTGTCGCAATCTGGCGTACTAACAATTCGAAAAGAATGCCGGTATTTTTGTACTTACTGTGCTTAATGTTTTTCATTAGTTCCTTCTATTTTTGGTAGAGTAACCTATATATTTAGTTATAAATATCTTAATTATCAGAATTCAATATATTTTTCTCATCTAATAGTGATGATTCGACAATATCATCATCAATTTTAAGAGATTCTATAATTATCTTCTTACTCTTTACTTTCTTTTTCATATTTGATAACATAGAATTAGTTACCTCTTTGTTCAATACTTCATTTGCGTTGTAAGAATGTCGTATTGAATCTGATTTTACATCAATTCCTTTATTACCTAATGGGTCTCTACCAAATGGTGATTTATCTTTACCATATGTGCCAGTTTCTTTGGGTCTACCTGCACCTTCATATCCACCTTCAGGTGAACCACCTTCATTTTCACCAAAAGGAGAACCACCACCCTCAGAATCATCACCACTTTGTTGAGATAGTGATGCTAAATCATGTGGAGTACCAAATGATTCACCAGTCTTAGCAGGGTCATTACCTTCTGATTCAATCTGTTCGTGTCTAAATCCAAGTTTCAAATCGTTGATAACTCTGTATTGTTCCATCTTCCACTCATCTTCACTCATATTGAATACGTTTTTGTACATCCACTCTTGAGATAACATTTTAAGGTCTTTCATATCGCTAACTAAAGATACTTTTTCAGACCAAAGGTTTGCTTTCTCTTGTTCGTAAATAATAGATGGTGTAGTAAGTTCTAATTCGAAGTTTACTAAATCTTCATTCTCATACCCCTGTGCGTATAAATGTACAACTGCAATCTTAGTTAATTCAGAAAGAACAATCTTTTGGATTCTTTCAACTGAACGTGCAAATCTGATATCTTCTTGTGCTAATGTTGCTTTACCTTCAACACCTTCTTCGTATCCAATAAATGCTTTTGGAACTTTTAAGGCAGCCATCATTCTGTTCTTTAGGTATTCAATATCATCAATACCACCGAACTCCATGCCACTAAGAGAATCAATCTCAGTACCACTCTGTCCACCTCTAACAGGCAGATAGTAATCTTCCAACATATTTTGAAGATTGAACTTTAGGTTGTACTCACCTGTTGTTTCATCAACATAAGGAACTTTCTTCATCTGGTCGATGATGTTTTGCATATATGTATCAACCTCTGCAGGTGGAATATTACCAATATCAATCTTAAAGATTCTTTTTTCAGGTGCTCTCATAATTCTATGAATCATCATAGCATCTTCCATAAGAATTAATTGTTTCCAAGTCTTTCTGGCACCTTCTAATAGTGAACGACCATAAGGTAGGAAGTTTGTATCTGTAAGTAATCTAAAGTGAGCTACTTGGAATGATTCTAAAAACTTAGTGTTGTTTCTTTGTGAGATTGCGTTTGTGTTTTGTTCTTCAACTTCGAAACGTACTGAGTATGGGTTATCCATATCGTAACCTTCTTCTCTTCTCGTTTCGTATGCTGATAATGGTGATGCGTTTACAATTCCCAACTCATCATCAATATCTAAATAAAGATAATAATCACCATATTTGTTCATACCTCTAACCCAACTCCAAAGGTTGAATTCAATATTCAATACATCATAGAATAAGTTGTGTAGGGTTTTCTTTAGTTTCTCATCTGATGAGTTGATTCTGAGTACATCACCCATATCGTTTTTAAGTGTACACTCATCTGAGTAGATATCTAATACTGATGAAATAATGGAATCTTTATCCATTGCTTCATAATCAGTATATAGTTCTAATTTGTTTGAATGATAATTAAATCGTTCATTGTAGGTTTGCCAATTCTTTCGTGAATTTGAACCATGCAATCTACCATATCTATCGTAGTACGCTGAACCTCTACGATTACCATCGCCTTGTAAGCGGGATGAATCGACTACCTTTAATTTATTTTTACCGACCTTTCTTACAACTACTTGAGTTGAGAATAATCGTTGGAGTCTACTAAATAATGATTTATCTGCCATAATTTTTGTTCTTTATTACAATATCCCTACAAACTATAAATATGATAAAAAATAGATTTACAATAACCAAGTTATATCTTCATCACCTCTACCAGTTTTTACCTTCCACGAATCTTTTCCTTTTGATTGATTCGTTCTAAATACACCTGTATTTTTAGAGGTTAATGATAATGCTCTTTTGCTAAGTTCGATACCCTGTTGTCTTAATTTTAATGCGGTATCTCTTACCCATAGAGATGTTGAGAAGGAAATTACCAAGTCATCATTGTAACCCTGTTGTGCTTCTGCTCTACTACCATTCCAAATGAATACAAACAATTCATCTATCAATCTTTTAGAACGAATAATAGGAACTCTTTCTCTCATATAGGTATCTAACTTAGATATCACCAATGGTCTGGTTCTACTTGTCATTGAGAAACCAGGCACCATCTGAGATTTATCTTTTAAATCATATCCTTTTTGTAAATGAATATCATCATCTACATATCCAAACTCTTTGTAGGAATAATATAAGTTTGAATAATTTCTATCAATTGCCTCTTGGATTACTGCCCATCCAATATTTGCGTTTTCAATTACTAATAGGGCATCATTCCATTCAGTTGCAACATTCACCAACATATTACCATAATGTTTGGTTTCAATCTTACCTCTGTATTCTGCAACCTGTTCAACTGATTCTACATCAATAACGTGAAATGCCGAATAATCAGCACCATCACCCCTCGCAACATCCGCAACTACAATATAATCTTTTGCGTAGTTTGGTTGTTGCCAAATCCAATAGTTTCCATCAAAACCTCTTTTCTCAACCGGCTCTTGTACGTGAGTTTCTTCATACCATTGTAGAAGTTGGCCATCAACAACTGTATAACCAGATGAAATGAAATCACAATCACATTCTTGTGCTGCCATCTTTTCACCTAATAGTTGAGTTTGTTCTGCTCTCCATTTTTCGTTTCGTTCTGGATGAACTGTCCAATGGAGTTTGATTGGATTCCAACCATCACCCCCTTCACCCTTTAACCATGTCTTATGAAAGAAGTTACCAACCCCATTT